AGCGATCTAGTGTCAACAGTAAAGGCTTTGCAGGCAGAAGTAGAACTTCTTAAGTCTACAAAGGTCGATGTTGATACTGTTAAGGATTCATTTGATGCCGTTGCAAAAGATATTGCAGCAGTAACAACTGAATTTAATGAATTTGGAAAACGAGTAGACGCTGTGGAAGCAGACACCGCATTCCGAAAGTCTGGAGATATCGGCGATATCTTCCAGTCTCAACCTGAAATGGTTGAAAAATCCCTATGGGGCGGTAGTTTCCTCAAAACAGCCGATCTATTCAAATGAACAAATCACTAGGAGGTGACAATATGTCAGAAGAAATAATCAAAAACCAGCCAGGCGCTGCAGGAGATCTAGGTGGAACAGCACCAGGACTTTATCAGGGCCAAGGTGCTTTCGCATCAGGTGGTATTGGTGGAGTAACAAATCCAGGTGCAGATACACTTGGTAACATTCCAACAGCAACGCTAGGAACAACTAGCGGAGCAAATGCTGTTAACCCTAGTGGTTCAGCGGCTTCTGGAATTTTGCGCCCCGAGCAGGCTCGTCGTTTTATCGACTATGTTTGGGACGCTACAGTGTTAGCAAAGGATGGCCGTCGTGTAACAATGAAGGCTAACTCAATGGAACTTGAGAAGATTAACGTAGGTGAGCGTGTAATTCGTGCAGCAGCGCAAGCAGTTGGTAACTACACAAACACAGGCGCAACCTTCTCCAAGGTCGAACTTACTACCAAGAAGATTCGTCTTGATTGGGAAGTAACTGCAGAATCTTTGGAAGATGGTGTCGAAGGTGATGCTCTAGAAGATCACTTGGTACGCTTGATGACCAACGCATTCGCAAATGATATCGAAGATCTCGCTATCAATGGTGATGGTACAACAGGAGCATTCTTGTCTATCATGCCAGGCTTTATCAACAAGGTAAAGACAAACGGAGATGCACATGAGTCAGTAGTGACCGTAGCAGATAATGCTTGGACACCTAGCGTCATGCAGGGCATCATCAATGCAATGCCACGTAAGTACCGTGCACTTAAGAACAATCTTAAGTTCTACGCAGGTACAGACGCATTCGGCGGTATCGTTAAGAATAACGGTACACTCGCTGATGCTGTTGCTGAGGCGTTTGCTGGACAAGTTCCAGGAAGCACTCAAGCAAACCGTCAGAACTATCTTGATGGTATCGGACAGACCTTCGGTGGAGCACGTACAACTCGTGTTCTCGGAATCGAAGTTCAGGAAGTTCCTTACTATCCAGAAGGTTATATCGATTTGACATTCCCTGCCAACCGTGTATGGGGATTCCAAAGAGATATTACTGTAAACCGTGAGTACGTAGCGAAGAAGGACACAATTGAATACACAGTATTCGTCCGCTTCGGTATTCAATGGGAAGAAGAGGATGCAATTGCATTCGCTGACGCTGCTGCAGATGCATAATCTGTAACAGTAACCTTTAATGGGGGGCGGGAGTTCACTCTCCTGTCCCCCTTAATACTTTAGTGATATAATACAAACAAGGAGGATATCATGGAAAATAATGAATATAATAAGCCATTCGTAACAGAAGATGTACAAGAGCCAGTAGTTGTTGAAACACCAGCAGAACCAATTGTAGAACCAGTTGTAGAGCCTGTTGTAGAAGCACCAGCACCTGTTGTAGAGCCAGTCGTAGAACCTGTTGTAGAGCCAGTCGTAGAACCTGTTGTAGAGCCAGTTGCAGAACCAGTTCAAGCGCTAGGATTTACAGAAACAGGCGCTATTGGATCAATGGCAGCAGATGGTCCAAAGAAAACAACTAAGCCAGAACATCAAAGCGCAGACAAGTTAGCAATCTACTCAACAAAGAATGTTCGTTGGGAAGAGGTAGGGTCTATCTCTAGAGGTTACAATATTGTAACAAAAGAGCAAGCAGATAAATGGTTAACTCGTGCACATGTTAGAATTGCAACACCAGAAGAAGTAAAAAAGGCTTTTGGTAATTAAGTATGGAGATACTGAGAGTTCCGCCATACGCAGAAATACCAGTTATTTATACTGTTCCTTCAGGCATTGCCGATAAGGACGTAACTGTTTTAGTAACTGATATGGCGGACCTTTCTGTATCTACACTAGAATTTCCAGAACTTTCTACAGGGGACACTCTAACTATAAACCTTCCTGGAAGGTATGACTCTGAGTATAGGGTAGAAGTAAAAATTATAGACGATGTTATTATTGACGATACATATGAGGTAACTAGACCGTATGTGGATCCGTCCACAAAGGGAAACACTGCTTCTGACATTGCTGCATATGCAGATAGTGAAGGTATAGCAAGAGCAATAATTGATTCAATTGTTGGAGAAGGTTTTTATTATAAGAAAAAGGTTTTAAATTTTACAGGAACTGGATCAGACTATTTGCCTATCTGGGATGATGTAAAAAAAGTTTTGTCGGTTTATGAAAATAACAAATTGGTAACAGATAGAGAATATGAAGTAACATCTGATAAAACAGCAATTGTTGAAAAGTCAACAGACAATATTAATCGTGCAGAGTCAGCCCCACTTGTTCTGCCAGCAGCGTCTTCGGATTCTTTAGATCCACAATTTATTTACAGAGGATTTGGCAAAACATGGGACTACAGAATAACAGTTGAGTACGGTTACTCCAATGTTCCATCAGATATTGTAAAAGCAACTGAGATGCTTGTTCACGATATAGACTGTGGAAAGTTAGATTATTATAAGAGATTTATTTCTTCGTACAATACAGATCAATATAGAATTCAGTTTGACAAAGGTCTTTTCGAGGGAACGGGAAATATACTTGTAGACAAGATACTTTCAAAGTATACTAAGTCTATTACAAAACTTGGGGTGTTGTAATGACAATATGCGAAACCCCAGACTTCATGTTTCCAATGCAAGCATCTTTGTATCATCCAATAGTTGAGCAAGGTGACTTTGGTGCAATAAAAAAGCAATGGGTTTTAGATAGGGTTATTGCATGTAACTTTAGTTCTGGTGGAACTGCTTTTAAAGAAGAAGTTAAGCCAAATGTTAATATAACCCAACATTCAATTTTAATTGGAAGAGTAAAATCAGACATAAGGATGTCATCCAGAGATGCTAAAAATTCTTTAACAAACATACTAATAACAGATATTAAAGATCAAGAGGGCAACCTGATCTACTTAGAAACATCTGGGCCGAGATCTGGCAAAGGAACACTGTTTGAGATAGCAACATATGAACCATTTGTTGGACCATTCGGAACAGTTGAATCTTACAAGTTAGTTATAAGAAGATCAGAAAATCAAACAGGTGATGTATGAGAGCCGTATTTAATTCAGCGCAATTTAAAAAAGAAATGAACAATATAGTAGATTATTCTGTGGGATTTTTAGAGGGCATACAAAGAGGTAAGACAGTATTTCTAAAAACAATAGGAGTAGAAACAGTAGAACTTATGAAAGAGTTTATAGATTCTAACGCTAGGGTTAATCCAGATATGCTTCATCATGTGTATGAGTGGAATCAAACTGGTAGTCCTGGTGCAAGATTATATGATATATCATATACGACCAGTAATCTAGGTTTGTCATTTAGGTCTTCATTTCGTCAGTCTACTTCAATCAAGAACGGATCTAGAACTCCATTCTACGATAAAGCAAGAATCATGGAAGAAGGCATTCCAGTTATAATTAGACCAAGAGTGGCACAAGCCTTGGCATTTGAAGATAACGGAGAAACAGTGTTTACAAAAAATGAAGTAAGGGTAGATAATCCTGGAGGAACAGAAGTACAGGGTGGCTTTGAAAAGGTGTTTGACATGTTCTTTAGCAGATATTTTTCTCAAGCATTTTTAAGAGTAAGCGGTATTGCTAGATATCTTGAGAATCCAATAGTATATAGAAAAGATATGGCAGCAGGCAAAAAACTTGGCAGGTCTAAAGGTTTATCAACAGGCTACCGTTGGATTGCTAACGCAGGAGTTGGTATTCAGTGAGTGTAGTTATTGATCATCCGCCATCATTTATAAATGCGTTTTTACAACAAAAACTTGGACCAGACTTTGGGGCAATCCCTATGTTCCCAACAGTTCCAACAGATATGGCTGGATTGGCTCAAGAGTTTTCCATAAACAATCTAACAGAAGGAACTCCTGGAGTATTTGTGTTTAATGGTAATGCTGCAATATATGATAGAATGTTTAAAATGAGAAGAATGCCATTTCCACATATCAAGTGTGAGCAATTACTTTATTATTTTAATGCTTTAGAAGAAAATGCTGTTCCAAATTTAATTAGAATAACTCAAAAGATTCAAGACCTTTTAGATCGTGGCGATGAGTCAGCAGAAGACATCAATGAATGGATATTATCAAACCTATCCATAGAAACAGAGCCAGTTACTTTGCGACCAAAAGCCACAATCCCTGGACACGGAACATTCTATGTGCCATATTTCCATAACTTTAAAATATACCAGTTGGAAGAAACAAGAGATATTATTGATTTTGGCACAGCCCGCACCTATGCGGGGAATAAGATGATCATAGACTATGACTGGCATGCTGTATACCCAGACCTAATACCCTAATAAAAAGGCTGTATAATTATGGTGAGGAAACAAACCCCCTTTTAATAAAATGAAAGAGGTGAGAATATATGGCATACAGCCGTGGTTCAAGTAGTAACATCATCGTGGGTGCAGCAGCACTCTTTACGCATGATGCAGGTCCAATCGGATACGACTCAGCAACTGGAAAGATTACTGACGCACAAGCGTTACTAGATCTTCCAGCAATGACCGCATCTTCAACATCCTACAAGGAAACCTTGTCAGATTCCGTAACAGGTGACGGGTACACAAACGTAGGATACACATCGAACGGTCTGGAACTCGCATTCCAGCCAGATTTCGGTGAAGTAGCAGTAGATCAACTTCTCGACGTTGCTCGTCTATTCAAGCAAGGTATGACAGTTAATCTAAACACATCATTCGCAGAAGCAACACTAGAAAATCTTCTAGTTGCAATTGCAGCCGATGATACAGACCTCACAACAGCATCAGGAGTTTCAACACTCAAGATGTCTGCTGGAGATATTGGTGACGTTCCACTAGAGCGTGGACTAGTAGCAGTAGGACCAGGATCTGGTTCTTCTCTAGAGCCAAAGGAAAGAATCTATGTTGCATACCGTGCACTCTCAATTGAGAATGTTACAGTATCAGCAAAGCGTGATGAGGCTTCAATGTTTGAAGTATCATTCCGTCTTCTTCCAAACGATAACGCATCATACGGTAAAATCGTAGATCGTTCACTCGATTAATACAACTTAATAGGACTAGCCCAGACCCTTGAAAGTCTGGGCTTTTCCATTTGGTATACTTGTATAATGGCAACAAGCGTATATGAAAAAAAGAACTTTTCTCTTATAGATGGAACAGTCATTGAGGCTGCCCCACTTAAAATAAAATATCTAAGAGAATTTTTAACAAAATTTGAAACAATAAAGTCTGCCAAAACAGATGATGAATCAATATCTATTCTAGTGGTTTGTGCTCTTATAACAATGAAACAATATGCACCACATATAAAAACAATTGAAGACCTTGAAGACAATTTAGATTTGCCAACAATTTATCAAGTTATAGATATTGCAGCAGGTATTAAAATTAATCAAAAATCAGAAGAGCCAGTAAAGTCTCAAGCAGTAGATAGTGGGTCTTCGTGGGAGACATTAGACTTGGCAAAACTAGAAGCAGAGGCTTTTCTTATCGGTATTTGGAAAGACTATGAAGAACTTGAAGAATCTTTATCAATGCCAGAATTGACAGCAACTATTAAAGTTAAAAGAGACTTAGACTATAGCGATAAAAAGTTTGCTGCTGCAATGCAAGGTGTTGATTTAGATAAAAATTCAGGCAACAGCAATGCTTGGGAAGACATGAAGGCTAGAGTGTTTAGTAAAGGCAAGGCAGAAAATGGAAATGATATTCTTGCCCTGCAGGGTAAAAACGCAGAACGGGCTGGATTTGGTATTGGCATGGGTCTTGATTATGAGGTTTACGAATAGTCAAAAATAACACTCCGCTATGGTATAATTAACTTTAACCTTATAAGGAGGAATAAATGGCAACTGCCACAGAAGAAAAAACAGTAACTCTCATCGATGGAACAAAGATCAAGGTAAGACCACTAAAGATCTCGCTACTTCGTCCGTTTATGAAGAAGTTTGAAGATATCGCCAAGGTCGCAGAAGACAATGAAAAATCCATGACTTTGCTCATGGAGTGTGTACAAATCGCAATGCAGCAATACAAGCCAGAATTGGCGGAAGATAAGGAAGCCCTAGAAGAAAATATAGATCTTCCTACAGTATATAAGATCGTTGAAGAGGCATCTGGAATTAGACTTTCAGACGCTACACTCTTAGGCAATCTTGTAAATAATTAAATAAAGAGGTGTTAATGGATGGCTGATGTTCAATCCAATATTCATGTAAATATTGATACGTCAGATGCTTTAGCAAGTTTAAAACTGCTGCAGCGTCAGATATCAGCCTTCCATACACAGATGTCAAAGTCTGGCGCAGCAGCGTCAGCGGTAGCAGCAAATCAAGCACAGAACTTGATGAACAGCATAAATGCTACTGGCAAGTTCCAAGCAACCATGAGAACGGTTGCAACAAGTACAGAGTACTTTACTAATGCGCTAGAGAAAAATAAACTAACATCCAGAGAATACTTTAGGTATACTGGAGCAGCAACCAAAACATTCGGAAGACTTTTTAAGTCTGAATTTGAAACAATAAATAAGGTTGCACGAGAGCGTGTAAAAGATATACAGACCCAGTATATCAAGATGGGTCGTGGTGCCAATGGAGCACTTCAGGCAATTGCTGTAAGACCTCTAACGCTAGATATGAAGAATCTAGCAACACAAACACAAATAGCAGCACAGCGTCAACAACTTTTAAATCAACTACTTAAGCAAGGTTCAACTAACCTTCTAAACTTTGGTAAGAATACTCAATGGGCTGGCCGCCAGTTAATGGTTGGTTTTACGGTTCCACTCATGCTCCTTGGGTCTACCGCTGCAAAAACCTTCATGAAACTTGAAGAGCAGGCAATTAGATTTAAGCGTGTTTATGGTGAAATGTTTACCACTCAAGAAGAAACAGATGCAATGGTCAAACAGATACAAACGCTTGCAAAAGAATACACAAAGTATGGCGTTGCTGTTGAGAAGACAATGGAAATGGCTGCTAACGCTGCAGCAATGGGTAAGATGGGCGTAGAACTTACTGCACAAGTTACAGAAGCGACAAGGCTTGCCGTACTTGGCGGAGTTGAACAAGAGCAAGCATTAGAAACAACAATATCTGTTACAAATGCATTTGGTGTAGCAGCAGAAGACTTGGCAAAGAAGATTGACTTCCTTAACGCAGTTGAAAACCAAACTGTTGTATCTATTGAAGATTTAACAATTGCAATTCCAAAAGCAGGACCAGTTGTTCAGCAACTTGGCGGAGATGTTGAGGACTTAGCGTTCTTCCTAACTGCCATGAAAGAAGGCGGTATCAATGCATCAGAAGGTGCCAACGCACTTAAGTCTGGTTTAGCATCTTTAATTAACCCATCTGAAAAAGCATCAAAGATGCTTGGTGGTCTTGGTATAAATATCAAGGGTATTGTAGAAGCAAACAAGGGAGATGTGGCAGCAACCGTAGTAGGATTTGCACAAGCATTAGATACACTGGATCCACTTAATCGTGCTCGTGCAATTGAGCAATTATTTGGAAAATTCCAGTTTTCAAGACTCTCAACACTGTTTCAAAATGTAACCGCACAAGGATCTCAGGCAGCCAGAGTCCTTGGTTTGACAAGAGCAACAACAGAAGAGTTAGCAATATTGTCACAACGAGAATTAGATAAAATAGAAGATACCACAACATATAAATTTAAAAAAGCAATTGAGGATTTAAAGGTAACTCTTGCTCCAGTGGGAGAGCAGTTCTTAAAGGCTCTTACCCCAATTGTTGAATTTGCGTCTAAAATTTTAGATAAATTTAATAACTTGGGAGAGGGAAGCAAAAAGTTTTTAACTATTCTCACTGTGGCGCTAGGAGCGGTTGGACCTATTGCTCTTATGACCTTCGGCTTGCTTGCTAATGGTCTTGCAAACATAATTAAATTGTTTGCAACAATGAAAACTTCGTTTAATCGTGCTGGATCATCAACGCAAATACTTGGTAATCAAACAGATTATTTAACTCAGCAACAACTTGAGGCATCTGCAGTAGCAGCATCATTAGATCAAGTTCATCAAAAACTTAGACAAACTTTTACTTCTGAGACTTCAGCAGTTAATGCCCTTGCAGCGGCATATCAAAGAGCAATTGCCTCACAACTAGGATTCACTGGTCCAGTTGGCAGAGGTGGAAAAGGCGGTGGTATTCCGCAAAGCAGAAGATATTCAACAGGTGTTGACAGAGTTCCAGGACCGATGGGAGCAGGCGACATTGTTCCAGCATTACTTTCTCCTGGCGAAGCAGTTATTCCTGCACAAGCAGCGCAAGATCCAGCAAATAGACCAGTAATTACTTCTTTGATCAATGATGGAACGGCTGTTCCTAAAACTAAAAAGAAAAGAACTAAACCAGATACAGTTTTTGCACATGCAACCAAACCACAGCAAATGCAAACAAGAAATATTTCTGATCAGTTTGGAGATATACGAACCAATCTTGGAGCAAGAGGAATTGAAAGAGCATTAGGATATCGTGGACTTGGGTTTGATATTCCAGAAGAAGTTCACAAGAAACTTACAAACAATACTTTAGATGTAAGAGAATACGAGGCAGAAATAAGAAAGGCTCGTGCTGTAGAAACAATGACTTCTCAGTTAATGAAGCCACCTTCTAATTTAACCGCAGACGAGGCTTCAAGAGTAACAAACAAGATTCGTAAAAACTTAATATTATCTTTGCAAAACCTTCCAGATGGAACAAAAATAGGTGACAGAGTAATATACTCACGAATGGGTAATCTTAAAACAGGAGTAATGGGGGGTCTTGCAAGAGACCCAAGAATTGCACCAGCAATTGAAAAGATATTCTCTGTTGCTGGCATCGGCGCTGCATCTGCTTCAACTATAAAGTATGACGCAAAGAAAATGGCTGTTGAAGATCTTATCAAAAATATAAGAACTTATGCTCCAAACACTAACCCATCTGTTGTTTCTGCAATAGAGGATCTTGCTAAAAAAGCCCCAGGAATAATGCTTGATGTTAAGCGAGATGGTGACAAGGTTGTTGCATACGAAAGACCAGAAGTTAGTGGAAAGAAGAAGTCTAAAAATCCAAATGACTGGACATTAACAGATAAAAGAAATAATGGTTCTTTAGTACAGGATAAAAACGGAAACTGGGTATTTAAAACTGGAAGATCTGGTGGAGACACTGGTGCAGTAAAGATTGGCGGTACTGCAGGGAAAAAACTTCTTGAAAAAGCAAGAGCAGCACTACAAGGCTTAACCGCAGAAGACATTGATGGCAGACCAATTACCACATATGGCAAGCAACTTGAAAAGGGTACTGGATACAGCAATGTTGCTGCTCGTGATGCCTCTGGAGTGTTCCTAACAGAAGACGGCAAAAAAGTTTATGTAAAGCCAATGCCTGATTTGCGAGCAGCGCTTGCAGAGCAAAGAGCAACAATAATAGCAAGAGATGTTCATGGGCTTGAGGCTCCAAAGCAAGAACTTAGAGTTATTAAGGATCCATACACTGGAAAAACAATGTTTGCTCTTGAGTCTGCCTATGATCCAAAGTTTACTCCAAAAGAATTGTCAGGCAATTTTAGCAGGGAACAATATTTTAGACAACTAGTTGCAGCAAATCTTCGTGGTGATGACGACCTAAAGAAAGGAAACTTAGGCGGAAATAGGTTGGTAGATGTTGGCAAGGCTGGTGTACTAGATAGAGCATCTGGAGCAAGAGGTTATGCAGAAAGAATGCCGTCAATGCTTGAAATGGCAGAAAAGAATTTAAGCGGAGTTAAGGGTCCAGCAGCAGGTAAATCGCCATTTTGGTTTGGAAATGCAACGGCAGACATTGCAAAGAATATGACTCCTGATGAATACCACAAAGCAATGATTGCTGAAATTGATAGAACATTGCCAAAACTAAAAGAAACAATAGCAAAATTTAATCTTGGACCAGAAGATCAAAAATACTATCAGGCAATGATAGACAGGCTTGAAGAAGGCAAAAAGGTTAACTGGAGACTCGTACACGCAAAGCATAATGCTATTCTAGTAAAGCCAGATGAATTAGTTGAAGATGAAGATGGAAAAACAGAAAAGCCAAAAACAAGAAGAAAAACTAGAGGCGTTAAGTCAGGTAGTCCAAAAGATACAAGAGAAATGAATAAGCCCAAAAAGGGCAAGAGAATCGTCCAAGGTCCTAGAGGTGTAAGGGTTCCTGGTTTTGCAGATGCTCCAGAATCAAGCAGCGCAATAGGTTCATCAATAGTTGCTGGAGCAAGATCTTCTATAGCAGAGGCTAAGTCAACAGGACAAAAGATTGGTCTAACTATTTCACAGTCTGCTGCAGCAGCGTCTAGAACTGCTCTATACGGAACAGGACCAGTAGACGCTAATCAAAAATCTATGCGTCGTAAATTAGAAAAATTAGAAAGAGATAACAAGAGACTGAGTAAGATAGCAGCACAGGCTCCAGTTCCTCAGCCAGTGGTTGCTGCAAACATGGCACAAGATGGACAAAGAATGACACCATCTGGAAAACTTAAGTCCTATATTCAAAAGCGAGAAGACAAGAGGGCTGCAAGGGTGGCAGCAGGTAAAGGGCCAGGAATGGGCGTTGGTGGCGCAGCAATGGCTGCTTCTGGTATTGCAATGCTGGGATCAATGGCTCCAGGAAAAGTTGGAGAGATATCTCAAAAAATAATGATGCCTTTGATGGGCTTGTCTATGATTCTGCCCATGCTAAAGAGTCCAGTTATGGCAGTGGTTGCAGGACTAACAGCAACAGTTGGTGCATTTATTGCATTGAGAATGGCATTTAATAATGCTCAAGAAAAGGTCTTACAAGAAGCAGAAAAGTTTAGAGGATCGTCTTCTGCTATTCAGAGTATAGCAAAGTTTGGCGGTAAGGTAACTGCATCAGAGCAGATGGACTTAAGAAGAAAAAATTCATTCTCAATGCTTGGACCAGCAACAGGAAAGACAACATATGGAGAAGCATTTGTGCAAACAAAAGAGGGCAAGGCTCTAACTGAAAATTTAGCAAAACAGAATGCTGCAGGCAAGGGGGGGCAGGCAGTTTCTGATTTAACTAGCCAACTTTCAACTGCAGTAATGTCTGGAGCAATGGATATTAATCAAGCAAAGAGTCTTGCAATGAATGCTGCTAAAGAAGCGGGCGATGTGTCTATAGGTCTCAAGGTTATTGCACAGATGGAAAAGGTCCTTGGACCAAACGGAGAAGATTTAGATAAAAATCCTCTTGAGGTTAGAACAAGAATGATTGCCGAAAATCAAAAGAGAATGCAGTCAAACATGTCAAATATTGAAAATGCTGGCATGATTAATAAACTTGCTGGACAAAAGACTATGCAAAAGGTTGGCATAGGTGCAACCGCTGCTGGTGGTGCAGCATTAGGAGCACTTACAGGAATGAAGATTGGAACTCTTCTTGGTACAGTTGTCCCTGGTGTTGGAAATGTTGTTGGTGCAATTGTTGGTGGAGGAATTGGAGCAGCAGCAGGAGCAATCGGCGGATATTTTGCCTCAAAGAAATTTACTCAACAATCTGCACAACTTGGAGCGGCATATGCAGTAGATGCTAAAATTGCAATGGAGCAAAATAAGCAAATGCTAGATTCATTTGATCTATACTATCAAAAGAAAATTGAAGAACTTAGACTTCAAGGCAAAATTAATGAAGCAAATGATATGCAAAATAGGTATATCGAAGAAAGAGATAAACTAACGGCAACACAGGCAGCCTTGCAAGAAGATATAGTTAAACAATACAATAGTGCTGGCGGTATGCAAGAGTCAATGATGAGTGGTATGAAAAAGGCTGCCAAAGCCAGATACAAAGATAATCCAAATGAGATTGCCTACATGGACGTTGTTGGTGCACAGGCTGGAGAACTTCGTAAGTCTGGTGCCATTGATAAAGGTCAAGAATTTTTGATTCAAGCAAAAATGGCAAGTGGTGACATTCCTCCATCAGTCTTTAGACAACTTCTTCAGATGGCAACAGATAATAAAGACATTGCTCCAAAAATGATGAATATTATTACAAAGTTTAGTGGCGCAACTTCAGAATCAATCGGTGTTGCTGCTCAAAATATTCTTAATGCTAAAGGTGATATTGACAAAACTGTTCAAGCAAAATTTATTACTAAGGTTTCAGCATTTGAAGAAGATTCAGATGCTTTAGATTTTGCTAAGAATATGATTAAGTTAAATAATTTAAATGCGGTTATTCCGTCAAATGTCTTAGTAAAATACTATACTGAAAATGACGAGGCATATCAAAAATTAAATACTATGCTTGACGCTATTGAAGGCAAAAAAGATTTAACAGCAACAATGGTGTATGAAATTATTCCAGAAGTTAAGGGAACAAATGCATTTAATGAAGATTACTTTAATACTTTAACAGAAGACCAGCAAAAGGTGTATACAACAACAATTGCTTCAGTTATTAATGTTCCAGATCCACAGATTGTTGCAACTGAAGACTACCAGACATGGCTAAAAGAAAACACAGTAATTGAGGGTAAAACATACGGTGGAGCACAGTATAAGGGTTTGTCTCAGGCTGCAATGATTGCACACTATAAAGAGCAACAAGGATTTAAGGCTGTTACAGAGGGTGCTTCTATAAGCACTAATGCTGGAGTACCTGCAAACAATAAAGGTGAAGGAAATAAACCAAAAGCATCACCATTAGACGACCTTCTTAAAAAATTAAGAGATGTTCGTAAAAACCAAATTAAAGTTACACAAGGATTTGACGCATCATTTAAATCTTTAAATAAACTCTTTGGCGGAAAAAAGACTATTGAGGTTTTCAGCGGTATTGAAAATGATATGAGAAAACTAGGAGCAGGAGAAGACCTAATTGAACTTATAGTTGGTATGGATCCTGAAGAGTTTGAAAGACAAAAAAACAAATTATTTAAAATTAAAAATGGTGAAATTGTTGCATTAAAAGATGGTGCTAAAAGTATTGGTGATGCACTTCAGTCTATTGCGCTTGGAGATTTTGTTAGCACACAAGATAGAATGGTTAAGAATATAGGAAATCAAAGTGCTGCACTTCAAAGACTTCAGGCAGCAGGTGTTGAGGGGTCAATTGCTTTAGAGATGGTTGCTGATGCTTCAACAGCAGCCGCTCTTGCTAATGAGAAATTATCAGACAAGCAACTTAAAAAAATTATAACGTCAGCAAAAAAAGCAACAAAAGAACAAGAAAGGCTTGCTGCTGTTACAGCCAATATCACAAAATCGAAGCAATTAAAAAATGAGGCAAAAGCATATAGCGAGTTAGTAAAAATTATGGGTCAGTTTAGTGCAGAACAAATAGAGGCAATTGTTAATAGTTCAGAGTTAATGGAGGCAATAAGAGTAGGATTTGATTCAACAAACACTAGAGAGGACTTTAATAAGTTATTAGATCTTTTAATGAAAGATGCAAATAATAAACTTAAACTTAAACTGCTAACTATTTCTGGAATGCAAGAAATATTCGATACTGGTTTTAGTAATGCCATGGATGCTTTTGATGTAGAAGAAACAAGACGTAGATTTGAATTTGATGATCGAATGAAGCCATTAAAAGAAGAAATTAAAAAAGCCGAAGAACTAATTGCTATAAAACAAGAGCAAATTAGAGTTCAAGAAATTGGTTTGAAAGAAATTGAAGACCAAGAAGCCAAGGTTAATGAAAAATATGACGAACGGCTAAAGGCTCTTGATGAGGTTGAAAAGGCCAATGCCTCTATATCACAACAACAAAAGAGTCAACTAACTCTTGCTGAGGCACTAACATCTGGTGACATTGCTGCTGCTGCTCGTGCTGCACAGGAAATGAGAGCACAGTCTGCAGCAGATGCTGTAACAAAGCAAAAAGATGCACTAGAAAATTCTAGAGAATATGAACTATCACAATTAAAATCTAAAGACGGTAAAAGCAGACCTGAAATTGAAAAAGAAATTAAAAAACTAAAAGATGAAATTTATGAAATTGAACAAAAGAGTCTTGAACCAAATAGAGAAACTTTAAGACTTAATGAACTTGCCCTGGAAGAATCAATTAAGGGAATAAAAGTATTAGAAAAAACTAAGGATGAATGGGAAAGAATTAAAAATCGAGTTGATCAGGCAAGAACTAGTGCTGCTCAATTTGTTAAGCAAATGCAAGATGCTCTTGATGTTGTTGAAAAGTTAATTGCAGCATATAAAAATCAAAAGGTTAATACTGGAACAATAGATCCTGCAGGAGAATACGTAGATCCAAAAGGAAGAACAAATCCTTGTGGCGCAGGCTATCATTTAAATCCAGAAGGAAAATGTGTGCCAGATGCCGCTGGAGTTACAGAATGTGGTCCAGGACTAAAACTAGTAAATGGAAATTGCGTACCAGTTACTTCTGGAGTTACAGAATGTGGTCCAGGACTAAAACTAGTAAATGGAAATTGCGTACCAGTTACTTCTGGAGTTACAGAATGTGGTCCAGGACTAAAACTAGTAAATGGAAATTGCGTACCAGTTACTTCTGGAGTTACAGAATGTGGTCCAGGACTAAAACTAGTAAATGGAAATTGCGTACCAATTGTTAATAATAATGAAGATGGCAACAAGGATGGGTCTGGATTAGATTACACTGGAAGACCAATTAATCAGTGGACACCTTATCTTTTGGATGCAAAAGAACAATATGATATAAGTGTTGCTTCATCTTTAAAGCCTGGAGCAACACCTAGTGATTTTGGTCACAACCTTGCTGCAAATGATATGAAAGTTTTGAATGCTCTTAGTTTGGTTGATGCACAAAATAAGTATAATGAAGATACAAAAAAATCTTTAAAGCCTGGAGCAACACCTAGTGATTTTGGGCATAATTTGTCATCAGGATCTATGCTAATAAGTAATCTAATACCAAAAGTTATTAATGCCTCAACAATGTCAGCAAAAGAAGCAGCAGAAAAAGAGGCAGCAAAGAAAAAATATGAACAGGGATTAAAGAGTTTTGGTGGTAACAGGCAGGCATTTGAACAGTTTGGAAATTGGAAGGCCTTGGGAGGACTAATTAAAAGATTTTCTATGGGTGGTTTTGCAAAGGGTACAGACACAGTTCCAGCAATGTTAACTCCAGGAGAATTTATAATGAGTAAATATGCTGTTGATGCATATGGATTAGATACAATGAGGAAAATAAATAATGGAGAATTGTCTGGCGGTTCAGTGTATAATAATACATATACCTTAACAGTAAATGCTAAGACTGATGCAAATCCAGACGAAATTGCACAGGCTGTAATGGCAACTATTAAGAGGGTTGATGACAGAAGAATTAGGGGGGTGGCTATAGGTGGCAGAAGGTGATTTAGATCCTAGGGTAGTTTATGCACAGGGTCGTAGAAAATATTATAGACCAAGCGGAATGCTTTGGTCAGAAAATTCTGGCACATTACAAGATGGCCTATATATCCCCTACGGCTATGAGGTTGGTGTTAATCCAGAAAATGTTGAAGATGAATCACTTTTAGATCAATTTTTATTTTTAACTGATGATAATAGACAGCCAATTGACTTCAAGCAAGACCGAATTGAAAAGCGTGAACGAATGATTAATGGTCGTATGAGATCTTATCACATTGCAGATAAAACTACAGTAAGTACAAGTTGGGATCTTATTCCTTCTAGATCACATGAGAATGTTCCAAATTTTGATCCAGCAACAGGTTTATCCCCCTATAAATCATATACAACAGACGGTGGTGCAGGTGGAGCAGATATGCTTGAATGGTATGAATCACACAAGGGATCTTTTTGGGTATTCCTTACATATGATAGAAAAGGAATATTTAAAGGTACACCAGAGCCATATGATCATCTTCAGCAATATAATCAATTGATTGAAATGTTTATTAGGGATTTTTCTTTCTCAGTTGAAAAACGAGGAACTAAATTTGATTATTGGAATGTTTCTGTAACACTGGAAGAAGTATAATGTTTGAAGACAAAGACCTGCAGACATTTTTGGAGACATCTCCAACTATTAGAAATAAATCAGTTATTACTGCAGAATGGAACATGAATGTACCAACTAATATAAAACATATTGGTAATTATAGATATAGGCCAACACAGACATCTTCTATTTATTCTTCATTACCAACTAGTTTTGATATTAACGACGCTGGAAATTTTTATACTGGGGCAACGGATGCAGATGTAACCGTTGATGGATCATTTGACAACAATGATATTCCAACAATATTTTTAACTAAAAAAGAAAAACTACAAACGATTTATTCTTTAGAAGATTGTTTTAGTCAATTTAGACCTAGGTCTGGAATTAATAAAGCAGTATTTTTTGAAAATGGAAAACTTCATCATCCTAATTTATTTATGGCAGATAGGCCCAGATACTATATGCCAGATAAAAATGACATATTCAAGTATTGGACATCATACAGAACTGAGGGTGGACAAGAGTATGGTGTTGCTTCTAAGGTAAGAGGATCTCAGTATGACATTGAAGATGCTTGTCCATTTGTTGTTTATAAAGAAAAAGTTCCTACAAATAGAATTGTTATTAAAATGCAGACTCATGTTGGCACAGAAAATTTGGGTCCATTTTCTTCTTCAACTGGATCTTTTGCAGATCCATTTTTTGGAGAATTAAGTCAAAAAACTCCAAGCAAATGGAAAATTCAAGTTTTAAAAGATAATAATTGGCAAGACCTCATATCTTTTGATCCGTCAAAAAGAAGAAGAGATGGATCTGCAATTATTAAAAGTGATGGGTATGTTGAAATTGCCTATGGATTAATAGTTCCAGAAGAGTGGAGACCGAATTTTGTTTTTGCAGAAACATATTCAACTGTATTATTGTTGCCAGACAAGTCGGTAGTTGGATACGCATATCTAATTAAAGAAAATGAAAATGACATTGGCGAATATCATATATGGAATGGAGAGGATTATACTGTAATAACGCCAAAATATGGCTGGTACATTCAAGATGAAACTGTTGATAGGTTAACCAACTTTGTAGTAGATGCAACTTCTCCAAACTATTTTACTAGAACGCTTGATGGAAAAACTCAATATAGAGAATTTGAATACATTTCTGGAATAAGAATTGCTGTAGAAACAATGACTGTAAAAGACTCAACATTTGATTTAATTGAAATATCTCCAAGACTTGTAATGAATTTATCAGATAAAACACTAGACTATTCAATAAACAAGAGCGCTTCAGATCTTGGCATAAGTGGGCTTCCAGTTGGACAATTAGTTGCATCAAATGGTTCAATTAATATATTTGATTATGACCAGGCATTTAATGAAAACAACTCTTCAAGCATAATTAGTAAATATGTTAATAGACATATACAGTTTAAATTTTATGAAGTGATAGTAGATGTAGATGGCTGGGATTATTGGATTCCACTAAAAACACTTTACTCTGATTCCTTTCCAAAAGCAGATAATATGAATAAAACAATCTCCATGTCTTTAAGAGATTTATATTGGTATCTTGAGTCAATTACAGCACCACAAATATTAATGACAGAAGTTTCTTTAAGTTCTGCAGTTTCATTATTGCTTGATTATATAGGATTTTCTAACTATACATTTAAAAGAGTTAAAGATGAAAAAGAAATAATAATTCCATATTTTTTTATTGCACCAGATAAAAGTATTGCAGAAATTCTTCAAGACCTAGCAGTATCTACACAAACAGCAATGTTTTTTGATGAGTATAATAATTTTGTCATGATGAGTAAAAACTATATAATGCCAAACAAAGATCAAAGACCAACAACATTTGCTTTAAAAGGAAGTAGCGACCTAGTTCAACAAGAAAGAATAAAAAATAAAACATTAACAAATACAAAGATTGCTAACATTATTTCTGTTTCGGCTCAGGCAAACAGTGTATATAATGATGGAGTAATTAACTATACACCAAAGCATATACAAAGATCAATAGGGTCTATAAAGCAGGCCAGTCTTTTAGATGAAGAAAGATATTATGTTTATAAGCCAGCACTGCTATGGGAGGTATCTGGAACCGAAAATACAAAATCTTTAAATAATGAAATTGGAACACAGTCATCATACTTACTTACCGCAATACCGCTAAACTCTGATCTTTCTGCAGATGTTCCAACAGTAAAAAATGGCATTGTTATTAACAATACTTTTAGTTTAGGTGAGGCAGTATTTTGGATTGCTAGGTATAATGGATATTTTTATTCACAGGGAGAAATTATAAAATACGATGCTGTTCAACATAATGTAACTGGTTTTGGTAATGTTTGGATTACTTCCATTGAAGATTATCAAAACTATTTTTCAAAGTTACCATTTAATGGAAAAATATATCCAACAGGATTAGTTAGAATATACTCAGAACCAAAATATTTTGAACAGGGTGGTATAGTAAAATTACAAAATGGTCCAGTTGTTAAACATGGCCGTGGACAATTTGGAACAACTATAGTAGCGCATTCTGCGGGCATTTCAGAATATTGGAAATCAGATGACAATGTAAAAGGTTGCTATATGGCGTCTGAATATTTATTTGATAACAAAACCCCATTGCCAACAACTACGATCTCTTCTGCTGGTAAAGCAACAGATGTTGGAACATCGGCTGATGCAATAGGAAGAACGTCTTCAAGAACTGGACTTATTAAAAACTTTCTTTCAACCACCATGGTTGGAGAAATAACAACAAAAACACAGCAACAGCCAGGATCTATTCAATCTTCTGCACTTTCTATTACTGGTCCAAACTTTACGACAAAAGAAAAACCTAGAAACTTTATTTCTTATGTTCATAAATCTTTAGAAAATAAAAAATATAAACATTTTGGAACTAGAATGAGAATTGTTGGTAAAATAGAAAATAATCAAGATAGAGGACAAACGTCAAATGGTTCATCAACATACTTTGTTGTCAATGGATCAACTCCAGATAAAAATATAAATATAGCAGGAGGATCTGCTGGATTAGCAATAATGTTAAATCCAACAACAAATGTTGGATATTATTTTGAAATAGCAGCATTGGGATTGGGAAAACTGTCAGATACAGAAAAACAGGGCGTTAGCAATGTATTTTTTTATAAAGTAAAGTCTGACAATGGGACCGCAATTCCGATCAAACTTTGGAGTGGCTTAGGACAAATTACAGTTGATGATGGAAAATTTACAGGCCAATCAAGAAGTTTTGCTGAGGAAAATCCGACGGTATATGACTTAGCAGTAGAGTACGAAGATATAGGAAAGACAAGAAGATTTTATTTATATTTAAATGGAGTAATGATAAAGGCTGTAGATGATAGCGATCCACTACCAGCATATTCCAACATAGCATTATTTGCTAGAGGGTCTTCTAGGGCTATGTTTGAAAATGTATACGCTTTATGCAATAATTATTCTCAGAATACGTCTTTCAGTCTTGGTGCCCCAGTTAATTCAGTTTTTGGAGATTCTGAAATAGATGCAAATGAATCATTTAGAAAATATTCAATTAGTGGTTTAATACAAAACACATATCTAACTGGCATCGGATCTTCAGAACCACCAAAATATGATATTTATTTTGAAGAGTTTGGCAGCATTATGAGAGAACTTGCAGCATTTAATTTTAAATACGACAAGGCGTACCCAGCATTAAGTGCAAAAATATCTCCAACATTTAATAAGATGAAGGGGTATTCAATTTCTGGATTTAGGGCTGGTTCATATGGAGCAGAATTTTTGGTATTTAATACAACAGACGCACCATTATCATTAGATGAAACTAGTGGAAACTATTTAAGAGTACAGGGTATTACATTTACACAACAATCTGATAATAATCTTACCGTTGATGAATATTTTAATAAAAATAGTCTTACTTCAAACCCTCAATTTATTGCAGATCAACTTATATCAAATCCATATAAATTTAAACAAGATTATCAAGATATTAAACTTAGTAGAATGACATACGGCAAAAAAGATTTTGCAATAGATACAACATATATACAATCACAAGACGAGGCTACAAACCTTATGAAATGGTTAATTGAAAAAGTTACAAAACCAAGGACATCTCTAGGGGTTCAAATATTCTCAATACCAACAATTCAACTTGGCGATATAGTTAGTGTAGACTATAAAGAAAATAACATAAGCATGGCGACAAATCCAGAAAATAGATTTGTCGTATATAATATTGAATTTTCAAGAAGTTCAGATGGTCCTTCAATGACTTTATTTTTAAGTGAGGTAGTTTGATGTCTAGTCCAATACAATCAGTAGATCCAAAATATATTGATGCTGTTGCAGCAATTCCAAAACCTTCCGAAAAGAAAGAAGACGATTCTATAAAGATTGCAACACCAGACTTAATATTGTCAAATGACGAAACAATGTCAATAGAAATAATGACAGACCTAATATTTGAAGATATAGGCGGGTATGAACTTGCAACTATATCTAGGCACGACCTGGTAAATGGCCAAAAGGTTATTTATGCACCAATTAAAAACTTAACGGATCTTTACTTGCAGTATAATCCAAACAATGTTCTAAGGCTTCAGGCTTCTGATTCATATTTTAAGTCTTTATCTTTATCTATTTTAGACCGACTTCCAATATGTGGGACTGGCTATGATTTACAGGGCACTGACCCAGACTTAACAAAAAGAACCAAGATTCCGAACTGTAAGTCTATATACATAGATCCAATAACTGGAGATCTTATAATTAATCTTATCAATATGAAAGAGGGAGAACAGGTAGAGGTAGAAATATTAACTGCTGGAAATATTTTTGATGATACAATATACTATGGGAGTAGCCAATGATAACTAATATAGGAAAAAATCTTTTAGCAAAATACCTTGTTGGGCAGACGCCATCGTATGCGTCCCACATTGCAGTAGGCTGTGGATCCAAGCCAGTTGTTTCTGATTACACATTTACATCTCAAGAATTAACAGATTTAAAAAATAAAGAATCTTTAGATTTTGAAATGTTTCGTTCTCCAATTATTTCAAGGGGCTTTGTAAATGAAAATGGACTATCAAAAGTTGTATTGACTGCAGAACTACCGACAGAAGAAAGATATGAGATTACTGAGGTAGGAATATTTTCTGCAGGATCAAACCCAGTTGCTGGATCATTTGATAGCAGAGTTGTTTATTCATTTGCAGATACAGATAATTGGAAATACAATCCAGCAGGATTATCTCCAGTAGATATACCAATAAAATATACTCCATTAGATGGTGAAACTCAAAATGGAACAATCAACCAAACAGAAAAGGTATTTTTAACAAATGCTGATAATAGAATTTTCACACAAAGTGACAGAGTTGCAAGAAACGAAAGATGTAGATTTTTAAATAATATAATTGCAATGGTAGGAAATACATCTACAATAACTATAGATTCTGATGGAGTTATGCAGGCAACCAGTAATTCAAATTATATAAGGCTAGATGAAACTTCGGTTAATTTTACAAAAAATAGTCCAATGGATGAATTAAGGCTTGCATTTTCAATTGTTAGCAAGGTTGCAAATTCTATTACTGTTCCAGATAATGTTAAAATTTTATTAGAGTTTTCACACACTGGGCCAAATTCAAGTCAGGAATATGCAAAATTTCAAGTTAATATTGACGATGTATCATATACAGCAGGAACTGCAGAAAAAGAAAACAATTTTGCAAATAACAGATACATAGTATCAACTAAAACTTTTCAAGATTTAAAAAAGAGTGCCAACTTTAACTGGGCCGATGTTTCAACTGCAAAAATATATACATCCGTTATTAAAAATAATTTGCCATCTGATTCATTCTATGTTTGTTTAGATGCTTTAAGAGTTGAAAATACAACGTCTACAAACTCTTTATATGGACTAACTGGATATTCTGTAATTAAAAATGTACAGGCTAGGCCAATTATTAAATCAGCAAATACAACAAACTATATAGAGTTTAGATTTGTTTTGGATGTTTAACTATGAGCAAAACTCCAGATAAGGGAATAAAAAATGTTGTTATTAAAAGAGACGCTCTTGGTAAGGTAACTAGCAAAAACTCTGTAGTTTTAAGATTTAGGATAGTATCAGAAGATAAAAATAGAAAATCTGCATATTCTCAAATATTTGTTGCTGAGTCTGGAGAGGTTTTTCTTGGTGTTGGAGATATAAATCTTCTTGGAAATACTATTATGGTCAACTGGTCTGCTGGAGAAATATCAACACAAATAGTGTATGACGTATTTGTTGGATTTGACTCTGCTACTCCAACATTTAAAATTTCCACTGGATCATCTAATTATTCATTTTTAAAAACTGGAACAACATCTGTTCGTGTAGTAGTTCAGGCATCATCCATTAATCCAGTGTTGAATAATGATTTAAAGATATATGATTCTGGAATAGTGAATCTGGTATAATTATATTATGGCAATTCTACCTTTACCCGAAAGAGGGCAGCCGTTAGACGTAACATATCTTTATCAGATAGTTAAGGCTCTTAATGAACTTTCTACCCAGGCATCAACATCAATATATAAGTATGTTACAGTAGACACGCCAAATGCTGGTAAGCAGAGTGTCAAAACATCAGAAGCAAGAATTATCGGTGGATATGTTCAAGTAACATCTGGATCAACTCAAACTGCAGGATCCTCACAATCATTTTCATATAGTCTACCTAGCGAATTTAAGTTTCCTCCAGTTGTTACAGCAACACCAATCAATATTGGAAATACTGATGCTGGAAAAGATGTTACAGTTACTTTATTAAGTATTTCAACTTCAAAAATTGAAGGCACTGTAAAGTTTAATGTTGGTGGAGATACTACTGTAGGTGTTAATCTATTGATAGTAGGAATACCCAACTAATGATTTTTTGTAAAAAATGTAAGGGAAGAATGTTTGTTGATAGGCAGTATTCACAAATAAATAATCTTGAAATATATTGTATGTCTTGTGGATCAAGAACATTTTTTCATCCACCAAGCAATTCACAGGAGGGTTTGTGGCTGTTAAAAAGGGAACAATTGAGAGCGAAGGCTACAATGTCCTCCCTGTAATTTCGGGGAATAAAAAAGTCTGGTTCTTAAATGGTGATCTTGTTAGAATTCATCATTTAAATAAATCTAATGGAATAATGTCTGTTTATAATATTAATAAAGATAGAATTGAAAGTTGTTTAATTAGTGATTTTAAAAAGAATAGAGAACGAGCATACACAGTTGGCGAGACTGCTAATTTAGTTAATCGTCATAAAAAGTATATGCCATCGCTTATGCGTAGAGGTATTATTCCATTTCCAAAAGGTTCTCAGAAGGGTGGAGAGCGAGGTTTCAGGGTTAGATCATATTATTCAGAATCGCAAGTAAAAGAGATTCGTGATATACTGGCTACATACCATATTGGCAGACCAAGAAAAGATGGATTAATAACAAATGATATTACGCCCAGCAAGCAAGAGTTGACAAGAAGAATGGGCGATGGTATACTTACATATACGAAAACAGAAGATGGGCGATTTATTCCTGTGTGGAGTGAATCTATTTAGCGAAGGGTATAAGAATGGAAAATGAAGCAACAAAGGTATCTGTAACACTTGGATACACATTAAATCTAGGCAACTTTCAATCACTAAGACTAGATCTTGGTGTAACCGATTCAAAGCGAGATGGCGAAAACACAGATCAAGCATTTGAGCGTGTTTATAAGTTTGTTGAAGATAAACTTACAGCAAAGATTTTAGAAGCACAGACTGAAGCCGAAGCGAAATAATGGCAGAACGCAAAGACCGTATGGCTTTGCTTAGTCGTTATAGTAAACTGCATACTCAGCGATATGAGCAGAAGCCATCTCTCAATCTTAACGTAGAGCAATGGGCTGCAGATGCATTGGTTGAGTCTTACGGCATTTCAGTATGCTATGAATTATTAGATTTTTATTTTCAAGTTTCCAGCAGTCCATCGTGGAACACATTTGCTTACAAGGCTCAGGCTTTACTTGATAGCAAAAATGAAATAAAAAGAGATATGGACGAAAGAGCAAGTCGTAGACAAAAGGCTAGGGAGTGGCTAAGTGAATAATACAGAGTCAAAATTAATAACTGCTGTATTACAAGATAAACAAATCCATGTTCTCTTGCAGGCAAATGTTGAAAATCTTTTAAGAACCCACGGAGATATTTGGAATTTCATAAGGTTGTATTTTGAGAACAACTCTTCCTTGCCACCAAGCGATTTAGTTAGAGAAAAGTTTAGAGACTTTGATCCAGTTCCAGGCGTTGGAGCAACAAAGCATCACCTTGAAGAATTACAAGGTGAATATTTAAGGGATAGTCTAAAAGATATTCTTAGGTCTGCTGCCACTGATGTTCAACAGGGTGAAGGTAACAAGGCATTAGAAAACTTGATTACTAAAACATCAGAATTAAAAAAGAATACTGCTGCTATTAGAGATATTGATGTAACAGACCTAGAGTCTGCCATTGCATATTTTGAAAATGTAAAGAAGCAACAAGAACTTGGTCATATTGGAATCAAGACTGGTCTTCCAGGGTTTGACAACTACTTACCTTCTGGAATCATGCCAGGGCAGTTGGGAGTGTTCCTTGCATATCCAGGTATTGGAAAGTCGTGGTTGGCTCTCTATTTCGCTGTACAGGCCTGGAAACAGGGTCGTAGCCCACTAGTCATAAGTCTTGAAATGAGCGAGACAGAAGTTCGCAATCGTGTGTTTACTATTATGGGTGAGGGCCGCTGGTCCCATAGAAAACTTAGCAATGGAGAAATTGAACTGGAGATGCTAAAAGATTGGCATGGCAAAAATCTACAAGGCAAGCCAGAGTTTCATATTATTTCAAACGATCAGGGTGGAGAGATTAACCCATCTGTCCTTCGTGGAAAGATAGACCAGTATAAGCCAGACTTTGTAATTGTTGACTATCTACAGTTAATGTCTCCAAACCAAAAGTCTGAAAATGAGACGGTACGAATGAAAAACTTATCTCGTGAACTTAAACTTATGGCTATTGGTGAAGAGGTTCCTATTATTGCTATTTCATCTGCTACCCCCGATGATGTGAGTGATTTATCAACTGTCCCAACACTTGGTCAAACAGCATGGTCAAGGCAGATTGCATACGATGCTGACTGGGTTCTGGCCCTGGGTCGTGGTACTAATAGTGATATTATTGAGTGTGCCTTTAGAAAGAACCGAAATGGATTTATGGGCGATTTTCTAGTACAGTGTGATTTTGATAAGGGGTATTATAGGTATAAAGACTTTGAAGATAAGTAGGTATAATATGGTATGTCAAAAAATAGGGAGAATATTCCACCAGATTTCTACCATCATAAGCCTTTAAGGAAGTTTTTTATTGATGGTGTTATTCAGGATGAGGCTCTTTTAGGAAGATTAAAAATTGAATATATAAGATTGCTAGTCTCAGAAATGAGACTGTGTGGGTATGTACCAAGGTTTGATATTGACCCAGACTTCACAATAAGGTATAATGAGATAAAAGGGTTTTTTGAATTTGAATTATCTATACACGGAGTTTACGCAGGGAAAAGGAAGAGCGAATGGATAGCAGGGGTAGACGGAACCAATCCAATTCCTATACAGCAGAACAGGTCAAGCGAGTCCTTGCAGGGTCGGGCGTAAGCGTAGAGTCTGAACTAGATGCTGACTTTATAATATTTTGTCCGTTTCATAATAATCACAGAACGCCAGCAGGAGAAGTTCAAAAAAATAGTGGAATGTTCTTTTGTTTTTCTTGTCAAAAATCTGCAGATCTTACAGAATTAGTAATGCACACTTCTGGCAGAACATATTTTGAGGCAGCAAGATTTATAAAAAGTAAAGAGAAGGTTAGCAATCTTGCAATAGAAATTGATCGTGCATTGGTTGATGAAGAAAAATATAAGCCGTTTGATGAGTTGATAATTAAACGTTTACATAATAATCTTGTTTCTTCAGATAGGCCTAAAAACTATTTTACATATCGTAAAATAACACAGAACTCTTGGATTAAATTCTCTTTAGGATATTCAGAAAAACAAGACATGGTAATTGTTCCAATTCATAGTCCAGATGGAGTCTTATTGGGATTTGTTGGAAGATCTGTTGAAGGAAAAGATTTTAAGAATACGCCAGGACTACCAAAAAGCAAAACCCTTTTTAATTTGCATCGTGTAAAGAAGTCTGATAAAGTATATATAGTTGAGTCTTCTTTTGACGCTATAAGACTAGACCAACTAGGAATTCCTGCAGTCGCAACCTTGGGAGCGAATGTATCGAATAAACAAATAGAATTGCTTCAAAAATATTTTAATAACATTATTGTTATTGCAGATAATGATGAAGCAGGAGGAAACATGAAAGACAGAATAGTTGAAAGACTTGGTTCTCGTGTTTCTGTTATTAAAATAAATAAACAATATAAAGACATAGGTGATATGCCAGACGAAGAGATTCAAAGTTTAGGATTTTCGTTTGACAAAAGCATAGAGTCTATGCTAAACTAATACAAACACAAAGGAGAAAATATGAGCATTGTAAAGGGAATCAAAAACATTAATGCCCTGCTCGACAGACCAAAGTACGAAAATGATGGACCAAAGGTAAAGTGGCTAAAACTTGCAGATGGACAGTCTGTAAAAATTCGCTTTATTGAAGAATTAGATGAAGATTCTGCAAACTATAGTGATAAGCGTGGACTAGCACTTGTTGTTAAGGAACATGTTAATCCAAAAGACTACAAGCGCAAGGCTGTAGACACTATGGAATCAGAAGGCCGTGACTGGGCAGAAGAAATGCATCGCAAAGATCCAAAGGCTGGATGGCGTGGCCGTCTTCGCTTTTATTGTAACGTCCTAGTAGACGATGGTATTGAAGCACCATATGTTGCTATCTGGTCAATGGGTATCAGCAAGCAATCATCATTTAACACAATTCGTGAGTATGCTCTTGAAACAGGAAGCATCTCAAATGTAGTATGGAAGTTAAAGCGTAATGGCCAGGGAACTGAAACTAATTACACACTAATTCCATCAGCACCAGATAAGGAGCCATTCGATTGGAAAGATGTTGAACCTTATCCATTGGAGTCAGCATTAAAGAAAATTCCATATGCGGAACAAGAAGCGTTCTACCTGGGCTTTGACAGCCCATCCGTAACATCGTCTACCAACACTGATTGGTAAGATGAACTACGTAGGCTTACATGTCCATACCCATTTTAGTCTTTTTGATGGGATTGCTACTCCAGAAGAATTAGTAAACCGAGCAGTTGAACTTGGTATGCCAGCATTGGCTATCACGGATCACGGAACATTATCTGGGCATAGAGAACTGTATCGAGTTGCAAAAGCAAAGGGCATTAAGCCAATTCTTGGTCTAGAAGGATACATGTGTGCAGACATATCTGATAAAAGAGATAAGTCTGAAAGGCAGGGTCAGCAAGATCTTGTTTATAACCATATTATCCTTCTAGCCAAGAATAAAATAGGTCTAGAAAACTTAAACAAAATTAGCGAATTAGCATGGACAGATGGCTTTTTTAAAAAGCCAAGATTTGATTTTAAGGTATTAGAAAAATATAAAGAAGGCATTATAGTTTCATCTGCATGTCCAAGTAGCGTTTTAGTAAAAGCATTAGAAGAAGAAGAGTTTGCCCTCGCTAAGAAGTACATAACATGGTTTAAGGATCAGTTTGGCAGTGATTATTATATTGAAGTAATGCCACACAATGAAGCACATATAAACAAATATCTACTTGATTTGGCCGATGAGTTTAATATTAAGGCTATCGTGACTCCAGACTGTCATCATTCACACCCAGGACAAAAAGAAATTCAAGAGTTTAAACTTATCATGAATACTCACGCAAAGGTTTCAAAGGATGTTTCTTATGCGAAGTCAGCAAAGTGTTCAGACATGATGGATAGGCTGGATTTATTATATGGTAAAGACAGAGAGATAACATTTAACAAGTTTGATATACATTTGTTGTCTTATGAAGAAATGAAAACAGCCATGAAATCTCAGGGTATAGATAGAGAAGATATATACTCAAATACAATAGAATTGGCAGACACAGTAGAAGATTACGGCATACAAGAAGGTTTGAATCTTTTGCCAGTGCAATATAAAAGTCCTGATAAAGAACTTGCAAGAGTAGCACTTGAAGGTTTGCAGCAAAGAGGTTTGGCAGATAATAAGATCTATATTGATAGACTTAATGAAGAACTTGATATTATTAAAGACAAAAAATTTGCTCCATACTTTTTGGTTGTTAGCAATATGATTAACTGGGCAAAGAAAGAAGACATTCTAGTTGGTCCAGGTAGAGGTTCTTCTGCTGGATCCTTGGTTTGCTATGCACTAAAAATTACTGACATTGATCCAATAGAACATAATCTTTTGTTCTTCCGTTTTATTAATCCTGAGCGTAACGATTTTCCAGATATTGATACAGATATTCAAGATACTCGTCGTGAAGAAGTAAAAGATTATCTTGTAAGACAATACAGGCATGTTGCTTCTATTGCTACATTTTTACAGTTTACTGGAAAAGGAATAGTAAGAGATGTTGCTAGAGTTTTAAATATACCGTTGTCAGATGTAAACAAAGTATTAAAAACTGTTGATTCTTGGGATGATTACTGTACATCAAAATCAACATTAGAGTTCCGTGAAAAGTATCCAGAAGTGGAGATATATGGAGAGCAACTTCGAGGTCGTATTAGGGGCACTGGCATTCATGCTGCTGGTGTGGTTACTAGTAAGGATCCAATCTTTAGGTATGCGCCATTGGAGACTCGCTCTTCTACTGGATCTGATGATCGCATTCCAGTGGTTGGTGTTGACATGGAAGAGGCAGAAAAAATTGGCCTTATTAAAATTGATGCATTAGGTCTTAAAACATTGTCTGTTTTAAAAGATACGATTGATATTATTAAAGATAGACATGGCAAAAAAATAGACCTTCTTAAAATAAAAATGGATGATGCTAATGTTTATCAAATGCTATCTGATGGCTATACAAAGGGCGTGTTCCAGTGTGAAGCAGCCCCATATACAAATCTTTTAGTTAAGATGGGTGTAAAAAATCTATCAGAACTTGCTGCATCTAATGCTCTTGTGCGTCCAGGCGCTATGAATACAATTGGAAAAGATTATGTTGATCGCAAACATGGAAGACAAAATATATCCTATATTCATCAAATATTAAAAGAGTTTACGGAAGATACATATGGTTGTATTCTTTACCAGGAACAAGTCATGCAAGCATGCGTACACCTTGGTGGTATGTCAATGTCAGAAGCAGACAAGGTTCGTAAAATCATCGGCAAGAAAAAAGACGCTAAAGAATTTGATCAGTTTAAAGAAAAGTTCGTAGAAGGTGCATCCCAATATATTACTCCACACGCTGCCTTGGACTTATGGCATGACTTTGAGGCTCATGCAGGATATTCATTTAATAAGTCTCACGCAGTAGCATATTCAACATTATCATATTGGACTGCATGGTTAAAGTACTATTACCCACTTGAATTTATGTACTCAGTGCTTAAAAATGAAGGGGATAAAGATGCGAGAACTGAATATCTTATTGAAGCGAAAAGAATGGGTATTAGCGTTAAACTACCTCACATTAATGATTCGGATATTGATTTTAAAATTGAGGGTAAGGGTATTCGGTTCGGACTCACGGCAATCAAATTTATCTCTGATAAGATTGCAGAACGATATATACAGGCACGACCTTTTAACTCTTATGCAGAACTTGAAGCGTTCACATTTACTAAGGGAAATGGTGTAAACAGTAGAGCACTACAGGCACTAAGGGCTATTGGCGCAGCAACATTTCCAGATAATCCTAGAAATGATCAAGAGATTAAAGAAAATTTGTATGAATACCTAAACCTTCCAGAGTTCAATATCACAATTCCTTCTCACTATTATGCCTTTATTCAAGACATTATAGATTTTGAAGAAAAGGGTTCATACATTTTTATGGGTATGGTAAAATCTATTAAAAGGGGAACAGGATGGTCACGAGTTGAAATTTTGGATAAGACTGGGTCTGTCGGTATATTTGATGATGAAAATACGACTATTGAGACTGGTCGTTCTTACTTGGTTCTTTGTAATGACAACAGGATTGTTTCTTTCATTCCTTCTGAGGAAATAAAAGAATCATCTCATGCTCTTGTTAAGTTTTTAGGATATAAGCAGTTGCCATTTAAAGATGAGGAAATGTTTGTTGTCTCATTTAAACCTAGAATTACAAAGGCTGGAAAGAAGATGGCATCTCTTACGTTGGCAGACACCAAGAGAGATCTTCATTCTGTTACAGTATTTCCAACATCATTTGCAAAAGCATATATGCATATTGAAGAAGGAAAGTATTATAAATTTGATTTTGGAAAAACAAAAGACGGAACCGTAACATTGGAGGATGTACATGTCAGTTAGTATAGAGGAAGCATTAGCACAGTTAGACCCTAAATTAAGAAAAAGATTAGGTAGTGGGGTAGGTGTCAACTATGAATATCAGCCAACACCAAGTTATGGTCTAAATAGAGCATTGGGTGGTGGTTTGCCTTACGGTAGACAGGTTCTTATCTGGGGATCAAAGTCATCTGCAAAGTCCTCTATGTGCCTTCAAATGATTGCTTTAGCACAGGCAGAGGGTAAGTTGTGTGCATGGATCGATTCTGAAATGTCTTATTCAGAAGACTGGGCTCGTAAAATGGGGGTAGATCCAGAGAAACTAATCTACTCACAGGCTAGAACTATTAGTGATATGGTCGATGTTGGCGTGGCACTTATGAATGCTGGTGTTGATTTAATTGTGGTAGACTCTATTACATCAATGCTTCCTGCAATTTATTTTGAAAAGGACACTGATGAAATGAAGGCTTTGGAAAACACAAAGCAGATTGGAGCAGAGTCTCGTGACTTTAGTAACGCATGGAAAATGCTTAACTATGCAAACAATAAAGTTAAGCCAACTTTGCTTGTTCTTATTTCTCAGTCTCGTAACAATATCAATGCTATGTATACTAGCCAGCAGCCTTCTGGTGGTCAGGCTACTAAGTTTTATTCCTCATGTATTATTAAACTCTTTTCTTCAGAGTCAGACAATCAGGCGATTAAAGGAAAGATTAAGGTAGGGGATAAGTTGATTGAAGAAAAGATTGGTAGAACTGTGAGATGGGAATTGCAATTTTCAAAAACATCTCCAGGTTTTCAGTCTGGAGAATATGATTTTTATTTCAGAGGAGACAATGTTGGGCTAGATACTATTGGAGATTTAGTCACTACAGCAGAGTTAAACGGAATTGTAGAGCGTACAGGAGCATGGTATCTTTTGCCAGATGGCACAAAGGTCCAGGGGAAAGAAGCATTTGTTAATCGTGTAAGAGAGGATCTTGACTTGCAAGAATTTATCAAGAATAAACTAAATGGCCAACTATAGTGTTTATGAAGGAAAATTTCCTTGTAAGACTTGCAAGAAAGAAGTAAAAACAATAAGAGTTTATTTAGATACAGGCATGGCATCTTGGATGTGTTCAGATAAGCATTTGTCTGAATGTCATTTATTTAAGGCTGGATATAAAACAAAGAAGAAAAAAGATGAGTGAGAAAAGCGAGAGCAAAAGAATAGGCGCAAGACAGCATAAAAACTCTGGGCGTAATACTCAGAAAGGCGATGCGTCTTGGAATAATTTCGTTCTAGACTTTAAAGAGGTTGGAAAATCTTTTACCTTGAATAAAGAGGTTTGGGCTAAGGCTACTACAGATGCCATAAAGAATGGCAAAGATCCAGCCATAGTGGTAGTAATAGGCGAGGGTAATGCAAAGGTAAGACTTGCTATAATTGAGATGAGCATACTAGAAGATATGATGGAGGAATAATGGAACAGCAGCAAACAACAATAGACATGGTAAATGGTTTATCCGAAATTGCAGAATACATGCAGGATGAGGAGTTGACTACAGCCCTTACCTTTATCGCTAAGATTATTATCAAACCAGATATACCTTTAAATGTAGCCACAGTAGAGATCGTTCGTCTACAGGCTATTGCTGCCAAAATGTCCTTAAAAGCAACATGGATGGCCAATGTTGACAAATCAGACAGAGGAAAGAAGAATCTTTACTATACAGCAGCAGAGTCAATTAACAATCTTGTTTCTGCCTTAAAGTACATAATCCGATAATCTGCTATACTTATACTAAGAGAAACGAGAAATAATGACAAAAAATTTACTACATACGGTTATGATAAAAGCAGAAGAAAAACAGATACATCCTATGAACATTGCTGAACTAGAAGCAAAAATCAAAGAAGGATATACGATTAATCGTGTAGACAAGCATACAGTCAAAAAGACTTTTGCTCCTTCTACAATTGCATATGGACATGGAGAGTGTGCTAGATATTGGTACCTAGCATTTGATGGCCAGGTATTTGAGGATAATGCTGACGCATATGCTGCAGCAAATATGACTGCTGGAACATTATCTCATGCTAGAATTCAATCAGCAATGATGAATTCTGGAGTAGCAAAAATTTATCGTAATGATGATAATGAGACAACTACTGAATTTAAGATTACGCACAGCGATCCCCCAATCTTCGGGTATGGAGATGTAATGCTTGATTGGCAAGGGGAAGAACTCATTGGTGAAATTAAAACAATGATGAATGAAGGCTTTGAGTATAGAAAAGCATCAGGTAAAGCAAAGACTGGCCACCTAATGCAATTGCTTATATATATGAAGATTTTAAAGAGGCCAAAGGGTGTTATGATTTATGAGAATAAAAATAATCATGAACTTCTTTTGATTCCTGTAGAAGTAAACGATCATTACCGTCGGTGGGTAGACCAGGCATTTGATTGGATGAGGACAGTTAGAAAGGCTTGGCAAGATAAAACTTTGCCAGTTAAAAACTATAGATCTAATTCCAAGATATGCAAGTCATGCCCAATTAAAAAAGCATGTGAGTCTGCAGGGACAGGCGTAGTTAAAATACCGCCCCTGGAGATTCTTAGTGAGACATTGTAATTATTGTGATAAGCAGTTTGAGCAGTCGGTATCATATCAAATATACTGTTCTGTTGATTGTAGGGACCTTGCAACAAAAGAAAAAATTGCTGCAAGGTATCTTCAATCTAAAAGATTAAAAAGAAAGGGCAAGGTAAGGCCTTGTAAGTCGTGCTCTATGCCACTATCAATATATAATGATAATCCTATATGTAATACATGCTCTGTAAATCCAGATGCAGTTGCTAAAGCAATTAAAAAAATAAAGGATAAGACTAATGGCAAAAAATAAATGGGGCATAGAAGTAAAACCTCATAAAATTTGTTCTATAGATGCCAGTACGAATAGTCTTGCTTTTGCTCTTTTTGAGGGAGATGACTTAAAATCAGTAGGTAAAATTAGTTTTGAAGGCAATGATATATATCAAAAAGTGATTGATGCTAGTAAAAAGGTAAAAGCGTTTTTTGATATATATAACGGATTTGAAGCAATAGTTATAGAGCATACTGTTTTCATGAATAGCCCCAAAACCGCTGCAGACCTTGCACTTGTACAGGGGGCAATTCTAGGCGCTGCAGGACAAACTGGAACAAAGGTCATAGGCAAAGTATCTCCAATAACATGGCAAAACTATATAGGTAATAAAAAAATATCAAAAGATGAACAGTTATATATTAGGTCACAAAATCCAGGAAAATCAGAATCTTGGTACAAGACATATGAAAGAAACTTAAGAAAAGAAAGAACTATAAAGTTTATCAATACAATATACGACAGATCTATCAAAGATAACGATGTAGCAGATGCATGCGGAATTGGACACTGGGCAATTAACAATTGGAGTAAAGCATTATGAAGATACTGGTATCAATAATATCTTATAAAGAAGCAGATTTAAAAGGAACAGTTTTAGACTGTTATTCAAAAGCAAAAGATAAAAATGGTTTATTTTTTTCCATTGTAGAGGAACATTTTCCAGAATTTTATTCTGATTTAAGTTTTATACCAGAAGAGCAGATTCTGTATAGAAAATTTGATTTGTCAGAGTATCGTGGAATCCTTTGGGCTAGAGACCTTACAACAAAAAATATACCAGTTGATTTTGATTATGTGCTTTATATTTGTGGCCATACAAGATTTGAACAAGACTGGGATATAACATGCCTACAAGAATACGTAAAAGCAAAAGCAAAGTCTGAAACTGGGAAAGCCGTTTTAACTTTTTGTCCACCCGACTTTGAGTACAACGATGATTGGTCTATTAAATATAAGAATGATGTAAAGACTAACCTTTATCATCCTTCTATTACTGGATGGGATCCAATAAAGCGAGAGGTTGCAGACTTTGTTCCAGGATATTGGTTTCCAATTGGAAATGTGCCGCCAGAAGACGACGATGTTCATGAAAATTATTGGGTACACTTTACATGGTGCTTTGCAGAAAAATTATATATTGATGAAGTTCCATTAGATCCAGAAATGAATTTTAATGGAGAAGAGCCTTATGTGTCTTTACAGTCTTGGGGCAGGGGTTGGAGAATGTTTGCAACATCAAAAATTTTTTCATATCATCATCTTTCAAGAAAATATCCAGGAGAAAAATTAAGTAGATATGACACCGCCAGGCCTTGGGCAGATGACAAGAAAAAAGATCATTGGGAGCATTCAAGAAAAGCAATGTTAAAACTTAATTTGCTTTTTTCTGGAAGATTGACTGGAGTCTACGGAAATATTCCTTTAGAAGTTACTCAAGAGTATTGCAGAAAAAGTGGTATTCCTTTAGGAATGACAAGATACAATGCAAATTATGATAAAATTGATAGGTATCAGCATCATGTTCTTAATAAAGATAAACCACCAGTAAAAAGAGAAGATTTAGACTGGAAAATACCAGGAGTTGACAAATAAAGTTATGGCTGCTAAACTATATACAAGCGAGGCTTTTATGCGTAAGCGTTATGTTATGGATAAAAAGACTCCAGAGGAAATTGCAAAGGAGTGTGGGGTAAGCGTGGAAACTATTTATGTGTACCTTGCTAAATTTGGATTAAGGAAATCAAAGAGATGAAAAAGATACTGTTGCCTATCGTTGTATTTATTGGCGTGTTTTCATCATTGACAGGTATAGCGCTAATTAGATTGTCAAAAAGCATGGAAGACTGGGAAGCGTCTTGGGAAGAAGAGGATGAAAGTGAGTTCTGAAACACAGTTTACAATTGCTCAAGTTTGTGACGAAATTAAAGAAATGCTTATTGCAAAAAATAAATCATACGGAGATTCTGCTTTAAATCCAGTTAGAATTTTTGCTACATCTGATAGTGTGGAGCAACTTCATGTTCGTATTGATGACAAGTTATCAAGAATAACTAGGGGCGGATCTTATATTGGAGATAATGATATAGATGATCTTATTGGATATTTGATACTTTTAAAAATTGCAAGGGAATTAAATAATGTCAACTGAAGATGATTTAGTTAAACATCTTGATCAGGTAAATCAAGTAGTAGAAGAATACCTAAAAGGTAATGACCCCACGGTAATTTCAAAGCAACTTGCCATACCAAGACAAAAAGTAGTAACACTTATTAATGAGTGGAAAGTTATGGCTTCTGCCAATGATGCAATTCGTGCTCGTGCTAAAGAGGCACTTGCTGCAGCAGACACACATTATAGTAAACTGGTATCTCGTACATACGAGGTTATTGATGAAGCATCAATGACAAATAATCTTAGTGCAAAGACTGCTGCTATCAAACTTGTAATGGACATTGAGTCTAAAAGAATTGATATGCTACAAAAGGCTGGTCTTCTTGAGAACAAAGAACTAGCAGAAGAAATGATTCAGATAGAAAGACGGCAAGAGGTTTTGATGGGAATTCTTCGTGACATAGCGTCTGAGTATCCGCAGATACGAGATGAGATTATGCGTAGACTTTCTGATATTGCCAAGAAAGATGAAGTGATTACAATTGTCCATGATGTTTGATGATTTCTTAGAAGCGCTTAAAGATAATCATTTTGAAGAGACACCAGTCGACGCAAAAACATTTGTTGAATCTCCAGATTATTTGGGACAGCCAGGGTTATCAGATATTCAATATGATATTGTTCAAGCAATGAGTCAGATTTATCGTAAAGAAGATTTACAGCAATTGATGGGTGAAGAAGAAGGTGCACGGTATTATGAAAAGTATACTAAGAATGAAATTATCCTACAACTTGGCAAGGGTAGTGGAAAAGATTTTACTTCTACTGTTGCCTGTGCTTATATTGTATATAAGTTATTATGCCTTAAGGATCCAGCCAGATATTTCGGCAAACCATCTGGAGATGCCATAGACTTAATTAATGTTGCTATTAACGCACAGCAGGCAAAGAATGTTTTCTTTAAAGGCTTTAAAACAAAGATTGAAAAGTCCCCTTGGTTTGCGGGTAAATATGAGGCAAAAGTAGATTCAATAGGATTTAATAAATCAATTACTGTCTACTCTGGACACTCAGAAAGAGAATCTCACGAGGGTCTAAATCTTTTGCTTGCGGTTCTTGATGAGATCTCTGGGTTTGCTTCTGAGGTTGGAACAGGCAATGAGCAGGGAAAGACTGCTGACAATATATATAAAGCATTCCGTGGATCTGTGGATTCTCGTTTTCCAGATCTTGGAAAAGTTGTTTTGCTTTCATTCCCAAGGTATCCAGGAGACTTTATTTCTGAGAGATATGAGTCTGTTATTGCAGAAAAAGAAGTTATAGAAAGAACTCACGAGTTTGTGATTAATCCACTTCTACCAGATACTGAGGCAGACAATAAATTTGAAATATATTGGGAAGAAGATCAGATTACTTCATACAAATATCCTGGAGTATTTGCATTAAAGAGACCTACATGGGAAGTTAATCCAACCAGAAAAATTGATGACTTCAAGATTGCTTTTATGACAGACCTTGGAGATGCAATGATGCGTTTTGCATGTGTACCAACTTTTGCATCAGATGCATTTTTTAAGCAGGCAGAAAAAGTAAGAGCCTGCATGACACTTAGAAACCCAATAGATACCTTTAAAAGGTTTGATGAATCGTTTAAACCAGATCCAAATAAAAAATACTATGTCCATGCTGACCTTGCACAGAAACACGACAAGTGTGCAGTTGCGATTGCTCATGTGGAAAAGTGGGTAAACATTCAAGTAATTAATAATTACGAACAGGTTGCTCCAGTTGTTGTTGTAGATGCAGTAGCATGGTGGGAACCGAAGGTAGAAGGACCAGTTAATCTTTCAGAGGTAAAGCAATGGATACAAAACCTTAGAAGAATAGGGTTTGATATAGGCATGGTATCTTTTGACCGTTGGCAGTCATTTGATATTCAAAATGAGTTAAATCAGGTAGGAATGAAAACTGATACTGTTTCTGTTGCTAAAAAACATTATGAGGATATGGCTATGTTGGTATATGAAGAAAGGCTTGTTATGCCAGCAATAGAGTTATTGTTTGAAGAATTAACCCAGTTAAAAATTATGAAAAATGATAAAGTTGATCACCCCAGGAAAAAATCTAAAGACTTGGCCGATGCTGTTTGTGGTGCTATTTTTGGTGCTATATCTCACACTCCTAAGAATGTAGACTCTGAAGTAGAGGTTCATACTTTTAGGGATAGGCCACGCCAGGTTGACGAACTACCTGCAAACGTGATACAATATAAACCTAGTCAAATAGAAGAAATTAAAGACTATTTGGATAGACTAAAAACAATATAAACCAAATGAATAATAACAAGGAGAAAAATGAATTCATTTAAAAAGATCGCCATTGCATCGGTTGCAGCCATGCTTGGCTCATTTATCGTAGTGACACCTGCAAGTGCCAATACCGTTTCTGTGGACGTAACAACAGAAATTTCTGGCGCAGGTACTGCAGCCTCACCATTTACAGTTAAGGTTCCATCTGATAACGTCGTAAGCGTTGCAGATACTTCAACTGTTACAAACAACGAAGCCCTTCTTATCACCGCTACAGTTGTTGCTGGAACACCAGTAACATTTACTGCAGTTGGTGCTGGAACACGCCTCGTCTCTGCAATTGGTTCAACAGTTAATGCATCTGCTGGATCCTCATCAATCACAGTCACACCTGCTTCAACAACAGCGACTGTATATGCATATACAACAACTACTGCTGCATCTGCGGTTACAGTTTCTGTAACTGGTGCAAGCACAACAATTTATCTTAAGGGTGTTGCAGGTCCTGCATACGAACTTAAGATGTCAATCCCTGCTTCAGGAAATATTTCTGGCAAGGTAACTGCAACTCTTGATGTAGCAGATATTTTCGGCAACGCTGTTGCTGATACAGTAACTGTTACCACTCTTGGTGGCGCAACTGCTGGAACTGTAACTGCTGATGCTCTTGTAACAGGTCGTTACACATCAGAGATTTCGCTTCCTGCAACTGCTGGAACTGTTGCTGTTGGAGCATCTATTACTGCACCAACATCTGTTCCAACAATTAAGTTGGCAACAACTTCTCAGACTGCAATCGTAACAGTATCTGATCTTGCAACTGCACTTGCTGCAGAAAAGGCTGCTCGTGCTGCTGATAAGGCTGCTGCTGATCAAGCACTTTCTGCTGCTCTAGCAAAGGCTGCTGCTGATGCTGCAACTGCTAAGGCTGCTGCTGATGCTGCTGCTATTACTGCTGCTGCAGAAATTGCTAAGTTAAAGGCTGATGCTGTAACTGCTAAGGTTGCTGCAGATAAGGCTCTTGCTGATGCAACTGCTGCACACGCTGCTGAACTTGCAAAGGTTAAGGCAGATAATGCTGCTGCAATCGCTGCAATGAAGAAGGCATTCAATGATCTTGCTAAGAAGTGGAACAAGAAGAACCCTTCTGCAAAGGTTACACTTGTTAAGTAATTAACAAATTAAAAGATTTGGGAGTCAGGAAACTGGCTCCCTTTTCTTTTGTCTAAAATTAACTGTATAATAACCTTATTAGACATTGTCTAATTCGGAGGTCAGGAGATTAAAAAATTAATAAGAATATTGTCAGCATCTTTACTGGCTCTTGGCTTCAACCTGTGGATTCCAGAAAACGCTAACGCAACCTGTGTAAACTTTATACAATCACAAACCATAGCAGCAGCATACGAAGGCGATGCCGAACCTACAGTGCATCATATGGACACTTGCTCAGGTGACGACATATCTTATCAAATACCAATCGCAACTACCGTGACTTTTGACGGGGTACAGTATGAAAACATTTACGCTACAACTAACTCAGTAATTACCTTTGGTCAACCTGATCCTACATACTGGGCATATCCTAATACACCATCTATCTCCTTATATTCAATGGACTGGTTTCCAGGAGTAAGCGGAACATCTGGTTTGGACATATATTATTCTGAAGGTGGGTTTCAAATGAACCTCAACATGGTTCCTTTTGGTAACTATGGGGCACAACCAAGTACGGTAAATATACTTGTGGCTATCACTAACACTGGAGGTTTAGCAGTATCCTATAGTTATCAAGGTCCTGAATATCAAAATCTTAGAACAGGAGTAAGGCTTCATAATGGAGATATTGTTTCTCTTGAGGCTTGGGGTGCTACACAGGTTTCTCCTAATTCTCCTGCCCCTACATTGCAGGCAGAGCCTATTCCAGAGCCTTCTCCTACTCCTACCCAGCAGCCATCTCCAGAACCCTCTCCAACGCCCACAGAAGCCCCTATAACGCCTGAAGAGCAGCAAGAGCAGGTGGCAGAGGCAGCACAGTTGGCTGGAGAAATATCGGACCTTAATAATCTTATTGCTTCTATTAATGGGGACATATTAAGTGAGCCAGACCCAGAACTACCATTGCCTATTGATCCGAGTCCAGAGCCAAGTCCTGAGTCTACAAATGAAACAGATTTGCCTGACCCTGATGTTGAGGTTGACCCAGAAATTATTACGCCAGAGGATCCAAGATTCCCTGATGGTGAAGAGCAAACTGAGCCAGAAGATCCCACTCCTTCTCCAAGCCCTGATACAACAGGTGGGGCAGATGAAGAGACTGATCCAACTCCAGAGCCTTCAGAAGAGCCTTCACCTCAGCCAACGGATATAGATCCAACTCAAGAGCCTGAACCTGAGCAACCTGCTGACGAAGATTCTGTAGTAGCACCAGACAATGATAGCACTGACGGTAATCCAATTTCAGCAGATGAACTTAATAAGTTAAATAAATTAATCGGACAAAATGATGCTAAATTGGCTGCAGAACTATCAAATATGCTGACAGAACTATCTCCATCTGAAGAAAAGGCATTGGCTAACGATTTGGGTATTAAAGAAGAAGATGTAGAAGCACTTTCTGAATTGATTAAAGATGATCCTAAAATAGCAGTAGCCTTTGTAGAGTTTGCGGACAGAGCAGAAGAAAATGCAGATGCTCCTATGCCATATACATTAGCAGATGCTGTTACTGAAGTACAGACAGAGGCATTCTTAGCAGACCCACTTGGAGCAGTATTCAATGTGGATGTTACAGAACTCCTATCTAATTTCTCTGAGTTAGGTATGGATATGACAGATGATCAGAGAGAAAAAGCACAGGAAGTAATTATCCCA